CCCCACCACACCCCGACCCCCAAAAATCGACTAATGCGGGCAGTAAATGTATGCATAGTATTCCACTCGCTCAATCCGACTCAGATGCGATTCAATCCGACTCCAAAGCAGCTCAATCACTGTTAGATGACCTCACTATAACAGCTGTTATAGTGACAAATCCTTTAGAATCAAGCACTTCCATGTCCATAGGTAATAACCCTGATGCTTTAAATGATCCAATAGAGGGGGGAGGGGGTATAAATTCAGGACAGGAAGATACAGTTGTTCCACGTGAAACACCCCCCCTTAGTAATTCAAATGAAAAAGGGGTGGGGGGTATATGAAAATTTCCGAAGAATATCCAGAGTTATTGAAAGCGGACGGCTTTGATGATGCGATCCTCGGAGTAGTACAGAGGATGGGGATACAGGCTATCTGTTATGACCAAGATAAAGTGATTGATATCCTTATGGGGGATGGGATGACGTATGAGGAAGCTGTTGAGTATTTTGAGTTTAATGTTGCGGGCGCGTGGGTAGGGGAGTCTACTCCGTTCTTTCTCCAGAAAATGGAGTTGTAATGTTTGGCGGGGATATTAGAAAAGAGAGAGTGGAAAGAGTAATGACTCTGGCTAGGCAATTGACAATAATGGAAATGAGGGCGGTGATAAAAGAACTGACCCGTATCCACGACTCGATCATTATGGCAAATGACCCGAAATGGATTAAGTCATGAGATCGATCTATGAGATTCAAAGAGATATTGCCAGGGTGTCTAATTTATTAAATATCCTTATCTTAGAGAAGAAGTTAACGGTTTCCACCTTGGAAGGGATTGAGGTAAGCTCCAAGATCCTGGCGGAAAAAGTTATTGAGAAGATGAAACAATGACCCCCGCGCAAAAAGAGACGTTCTTGATTATTGATGAGTACTGGAAGAACTTTGGGTACGGGCCGACTATTGATGATGTCATGAGACTAACGGGCGAAAAGGGTCGTGGAAATGTTGCGCGGAAGATGCGTACCCTTATCGAAATTGGGGTATGTAAAGGGGTAGCGGGAAAAGCGAGAAGTATACGGCCTTCGTATATACGTTTAAGGGATCTATGACTAACGATGAAATACTATTGGAGTTGATTAGTCTTTTGCCAGAGGAAGAGCAAAAACCGTTCCTTCCTTTGACGGAATCTTTGAATGTAGCCCAAGAGCGAGAGGTCGGGCAAATTGACTTTCTTTCGTTTGTTCAATCTGTCTGGCCTGCTTTTATTTATGGCAGACATCACGCGCTCATGGCGCAAAAATTTGAGGATATCGCTAATGGAAAATCTAGACGCCTTATTATTAATATGCCTCCCCGCCATACTAAGTCTGAGTTTGCCAGCTACTTATTGCCCGCCTGGTATCTTGGGAAATTCCCTGATCGAAAGATTATTCAGTGTTCAAACACCGCAGAACTAGCCGTAGGCTTTGGACGAAAGGTTCGTAACTTAGTAGCCTCGGAAACGTATTCCAAGATATTCCCAAACGTCTCTCTCAGGTCAGACTCTAAGGCCGCGGGTCGCTGGGCAACCAATGAAAACGGCGATTACTTCGCTATTGGTGTCGGCGGTACTGTGACGGGTAAAGGCGCGGACTTACTGATTATTGACGATCCCCACTCGGAACAAGAAGCTGCACTTGCCGCATCCGACCCAACAGTCTTTGACAAAATCTTTGAATGGTATACCTCTGGACCAAGGCAACGACTTCAGCCTGGTGGTTCGATTGTCGTGGTGATGACCCGCTGGGCAAAAAGAGACCTTACAGGAAAGATCTGCCAATCCATTATAGATAGAGACGGAGACGTCTGGGATATTATTAGCCTCCCAGCGATTCTTCCCAATGGCAGACCACTCTGGCCTGAATTCTGGAGCTTGGATGAATTAACCAAACTGCGCGATGAACTGCCTCTTTCCAAATGGCAAGCCCAGTATCAACAAGACCCAACCTCAGAACAAGGCGCCCTAGTCAAACGGGAATGGTGGCAAGTCTGGGAAAGTGAAAGACCGCCAGTCTGTGAATTTGTAATCCAGTCTTGGGACACCGCCTTTACTAAAAATGAACGGTCAGACTACTCGGCATGCACGACTTGGGGTGTATTTCACAAAGACGAAAACCCTGACGATGTAAATATTATTTTGTTAGACGCTCTAAAAGAACGGCTAGAGTTCCCTGAATTAAAGCTACGAGCCATGGAAATGTATAAGGAATGGGAGCCTGATGCGTTTATCGTGGAGGCAAAAGCCTCTGGTGCGCCACTTATATTTGAGCTAAGATCCATGGGAATACCAGTGCAAGAATTTACACCAACCCGTGGTAATGACAAGATCTCCCGTGTAAACTCTGTAGCAGACATGTTTGCATCAGGAAAAGTATGGGCGCCAAGAAAGCGCTGGGCCGAAGAAGTCATTGAAGAATTGGCTGCTTTCCCCAATTCCGACCACGATGACTTGGTGGACTCAAGCACACAAGCCCTTTTGCGTTTTAGAAAAGGCGGGTTTATCCGATTACAAACAGACGAGGAAGACGAGGTTCAATACTTCAAGTCTAAACGAGCAGTCAGTTACTACTAAGGAAATATTATGGCTATTGAAAAATCAATGTACGCATTACCCCAAGGACTTGAGGCAGCTGCTGCCACTATGGAGCCAATCGAAATTGAAATTGAGGATCCAGAGTCTGTCAAGATTGGGATCGATGGCTTAGAAATTGAAATAGAACCTAAAGAAGAAACCGCAGAGGATTTTGACGCTAACCTTGCAGAATACCTAGACAAGGGTCAACTAGCCGAAATTTGCGGTGATTTACTTGGCGATGTAGATGCTGACATTAGCTCCCGTAAAGAGTGGATGCAGACCTACACAGACGGCATTGAGCTTCTCGGAATGAAAATTGAAATCCGTTCGGAGCCATGGGAAGGCGCTTGTGGCGTTTATCATCCACTTCTCTCCGAAGCCTTGGTTAAGTTCCAAGCGGAAACTGTCATGGAAACTTTACCTCCAGCTGGACCCGTAAAGACCCAAGTCATTGGGCGGGAAACCCCAGAAAAAATGGCAGCATCAGATCGTGTTCAAAAGGACATGAACTACCAGATTACCGATGTGATGGTCGAATATCGCCCTGAGCATGAGCGTATGGTCTGGGGCCTTGGACTTTCAGGTAACGCCTTTAAGAAAGTTTACTTTGACCCTAACCTAAACCGCCAAGTCTCCGTCTTTGTTCCCGCTGAAGACTTGATTGTTCCGTATGGCGCCTCGGACTTACAGACCGCTGACCGTGTAACCCACGTTATGCGTAAGACCGAAAACGAATTAAAGAAACTCCAAGTCGCTGGTTTTTATCGAGACGTTGATCTTGGAGATCCCGTTAACACATTTGATGATGTAGAAAAGAAAATTGCCGAGAAGATGGGTTTTCAGGCAACTACAGATAATCGGTATAAACTCCTAGAAATCCAAGTAAACCTCGACATTGCAGGTTTTGAGGACAAAGATGAAGACGGCAAATCAACAGGAATTGCTCTGCCGTACATTGTCACCGTTGAAAAAGGATCGCAGACCGTATTAGCGATTCGTAGAAACTGGAGACCAGAAGATGAGACTAAACAGAAAAGAAATCATTTCGTCCATTATGGGTATGTTCCAGGCTTTGGCTTTTACTGCTTTGGCCTTATTCACCTTGTCGGCGCTTTTGCTAAGTCTGGTACTTCTATTATCAGACAACTTGTCGATGCAGGTACATTATCGAATCTGCCAGGTGGCTTTAAAACACGAGGTCTGCGAATTAAGGGAGACGATACCCCAATCTCCCCAGGTGAGTTTAGAGACGTAGACGTTCCCTCTGGCGTACTAAAAGACAACATCCTCCCGCTTCCCTACAAAGAGCCAAGCCAAGTTTTATATAGCTTACTCGGTACCATCGTAGAAGAAGGACGTAGATTCGCCTCGGCTTCCGACATGAAGATTGCCGATATGTCGGCCAATACCCCAGTGGGTACAACTCTGGCTATTTTGGAGAGAACCTTAAAGGTTATGTCAGCAGTTCAAGCCCGTGTTCATTACTCCATGAAACAAGAGCTAAAACTCTTAAAAGACATCATTCGTGACTACACCCCTGACGAATACAACTACACGCCAGACGTTGGCAATCGTTTTGCCAAACAGTCCGACTACGATAACGTAGACGTAATTCCTGTTAGCGATCCTAACGCAGCAACGATGAGCCAGAAAGTGGTTCAGTATCAGGCTGTTTTACAGTTAGCCCAGCAAGCTCCACAGTTATACGATCTTGCCCAGTTGCACCGCCAGATGCTAGAAGTCTTAGGAATTAAAAACGCCAAGAAATTAGTTAAGCTAGAAGACGACCAACTACCAGAAGACCCTATTACAGAGAACATGAACATTATGAACATGCGCCCTGTTAAGGCTTTCTTGTATCAGGACCACGAAGCGCATATTCAAGTTCATATGAGCGCTATGCAAGATCCCAAAATTG